CCAACTGTCGGCAATTAAATCAGTTCTTGCTGATAAACCAGCAATATCTCCGTTTAACGGTACAAATCTGTACACGTCATTGTATCTGTCATACTGATATTTGTAACCGCTATCAAATACAACATAAGAAGAAGAACGTATTGAGTTATAAAAACCTACTACGTTACTTGTTTGTGTATTTGCATTAGCTATGTTAACAACATCAGATCTTTCAGGTGATACGAAAGCAACTGCGTCTTTTCTATCTTCAGCAATTGTTATTACGTTATCAACGTGAGTAGCATCTCCAGAACCAGCTATAATTAAACCTACATCCACTGTTTCAGAATCTAGGAATTTTTCATATGCTGTTTTCTTTTGTGCTGTTGTAACAGTTGAACCATCATTACCACTTTGTAAAGAAGTTAATGTTGGTACTGTTACGTTTGTAAACGTTGTGCCTGATGCAGTGTTACCCCAGTTAGAGCCACTTGCATTATGATCCATCCAATAAACATATTTTGATCTTGTTTGTATTACTGTTGGATAATAATTTGTGTCACCTTGAGGTGATTTTGCATCTGAAGCTTTAGAAAGTTTTTGATAAACTTCTAAAACTGTATTTGCTGTACCTGTAATTCCACCATCTTCATCTACTACTATTACGTGGATTTCATCATTTGAACCACCTTTTGAAGTAGCGTATGGCGAAGTTCCTGGAGCGCCAGCAACTTGATCGTAAAATTTCCATCTACGTCTAATATTACAACCATTTGTTATTGCTCTTTGTAATCCACCTGAACCTGAAGGATGTCTTACAAAAGTTATAAGATTTGATGCTTTTGCTGTAACTCTATACTCATGACCGTCGTTGTAATCACTTGTAGCAGCTGTAGTAGAAAAATTAATAATATCACCTACGGCGATATTTGTTCCACTTGTAACTGTAACTTGTGTATCTCCAACTGATGGAGTTGAGTTTAATGTTGTTACTACTGTTGTTTCGTATGCAGCTGCTGAAGGACATATAGAAACAAGTAAATTGTTTCCCCAAGCGCCTGCTGTTCTAGCAGCCCACTCGCCAACTGATCCTTGGCCTGTTGCAAAGTTATTAATATAATCTGTTTCGTTCTTTATAACAAAAGAGCTGCCGGAAGCAACTGCGTTTGCTAATGAAGAATTTTGCGCTCGTACAACTCTTAATGCGTTAGAGTATTGTAAAAAGTTTGCAGCACTAAAAAAGTCCTCAAAGTTATTTGAGTCTGGCTTACCAAACGTTTCTACTAACTCTTGCTCGCTAGAAAGCGTTATGATTTCATCTAAAGGACCTTTTCTAAACTCTCCTGCGAAAGCACCAACTGACGTTGATACCGCTGGAATAATTCTTGTTAGGTCTCTTTCTTGTACGAGAACACCTGGTGATACTTGAAATGCCATTTTGGTTTTCTCCTTTTTATAAATTAGCTAATTGTTTCATATAGTCCAACTGTCGTATTATTCATACGCCCATAGTCAAAATTTCATATACATCTATTTATAAAATGCGTATTTTGTACACATTACTCACCTTTTCTGACTACTGGATGCCACGTTTCTCCATATTCATCTTTAAAGGGCTTATCTTCTTCTGGCGTACCGTCATCTATAAAACCAAAGGGAGCCATATCCTGTTCTATTATATTAGCCTGGTCTTCGTATAGTTTAGAACGCACATCAGAATTACTTAATTCTTTAAAATAAGGTTGATTAGATAACCAACCAAATATAATCAGACAAGTCATTAAATCGTCATTACAACCTTCTTCTGCTTTCCAAGAATTGTGTTGACGTGAAAAAGTAGACATTTCTTCTATAATATTAAAGTCATTTATAACTATTTTATCTGCTTCAATAATAGTTTTTAAATTAGAACAACCTATTTTTTTAATTTGTTTAGTCATACGAATACCTAACTGACTGCCTCTACCACTAAAGGCCGTACCTAATACTTGACCAGCTCTACCTCTTTGTGTAGTCATCAGTAGATTGTCATACTCTAAATCAAATTGTAATGCGTCTGATATTTGGCCACCTATATCGTTTACTTCAACCAATGTATGAGCGTGATTATATCCTTTTATAGTTTGTTCTATTACATTCGGAAAAACTAAAGGTTTAATTTCATTGTTACGATATTTGGCCACAACACGATAAGGCATTTTGGTTACATCAAATATAATAAAGGCCGAATAATCTTTTGCAAGACCTCTTGACACGTCAACAGTACAAACATATATTTTTTCTTTATCAGGTTTTTCAAATATATCTAAACCACCTTGTGACTGTAAAGGTTTAATATAAGGTGTAGCTTTAATTTTTGTAGGACTAATAAGNGTATCTATTGAACCTAAAAATTCACATTCAAACTCCTGTTGGAATTGTTCAGGACTTGTATTTCGTATNGTTTCTTGTTTCCACTTTTCATCTCGGCCGTTTCTTGTTTCCACTTTTCATCTCGNCCTGGAACTTCTGACCAATGTACATCAATAGGTATATAATCGTTTTGTTTATTNACGGCATCTGTCCATAACTTATAGTACATATTCATACCGTGAGGTGTAGAAACAATAATCATCTTTGTACTTTTACCAGAAGAAATTGTAGGAAACACCGAACTAAAAAATTGTTCTGCAATAGTGGCTGGTACGAAAGCAAACTCGTCTAAGAATATTATATTATAAGAACCTCCTCGAATTGCACTTGAAGATGTTGCAGCGGCTACAACTTTACTGCCGTTCTCTAATTCTATATTACCTTTGTTCCAGTTTAATACACCTTGTTGTAAAAACTTTGGTATATTCTCGTAGGCCAATTGTAAACGGCCTAATATATCTCTTGCTGTAGATGATTTGTTTGCAAGTATGGCAACGTTAGTATTTGGATTAAACAGAACATAATGTAATAGGTAAGATACGATTGTTGTTGATTTGCCTGACTGTCTTGGTAATTTACATATAGTAAAACGGTTGTTATGCATAGTACCAACCATTTCTTTTTGAAAGTTATACATTTTGAAAGGTACTAAACCTAAATCAAGTGAAACTATCTTTACATAGTTTTGTATAAAGTATAAAGGGTCTTTAGAACACTTTTCAAATTCTATAATTTGTTCTTGTGTAAACTCTACAGTTACGTTTACTTTTTTAAGATTCGGATTGCCTAGATAAACTTCATTCATTGTTCTAAATTTCCTTTTTTAACAAAACTAATATAGCCTGTAATTATATACCTATCTAAATTATCAGGACACACTTGTCCTCTATGAGTATGAGTAAAATATGCAGGAAAAAATGTTAGTTTACCTATGTCTGATTTTATAATTTCTCCATTATAAAATTCAGTGCCACAATTGTGTTCAGTCAAATATACTTGCACATTTAAAACCCTATAAGGATTACTAATACAATGTTCTGAATGCCATTGATTAAAACTATTGCCTGAAGTAAATTTTTTTAATCTTAAATTTGTAAGATTCCAAGAAGAACCAGTTAATGTTATTTCTTTAAAAGTATTTTTATATTGTTCAATAGCTTTGTTAAATTTATCTACGAAAATGTTTTCAGTTATATCACAATAATAATAACCAGAATATTCAAATTTATCATCTTTTTTAAAATTATTAAATTTTTCTATGATACTATTACATTCTTCTTTATTCAAAAAGGTTGGTATACTTAAAACAAAATTATTATTCATTAATTATAATTCCTTCAATATGTGTGTAACCTAATTGCAATGCGGCATGTACTCGTTGATTNCCTTTCCACACACTATATTTTTTCTCAACAAAATTAACACCATTAGCACCNAATCTTAAATTTTCAGATTGTTCATGCTTCATTACNTGAATAGGCTCTAACATATCTTCACCATTTAATAACTCTTTCAAAGGACTACTTCTATCAATATAAGTTAAATCGCTTATCTGAAATATTTGTTTATTCAAATATGTGTTTTTAGATTTTAGTATTTTCATTTTTTTTCATTGCATCAATAATTTTTTCGTCCCACATCATATCGACATTATCTCTAACTCGAAACTTAGGTGTTTTTTTAACAGTTATTCCTTTTAAAAAGAAAACAAGAGTTAATCTATCTTCATTTTCAGCTGCATACATATTATTAGGTCTATGGTATTCGTGAGCATCATAACATATCATTCTATTATAAATGTTAAAAAACCTAGTTTTTTCATAAAATCTTTCCATAGTTTTATCTAATTCTCTTTTATATATGTTTTCATCTATTTCATTACCAAGATAAAAAAATTCTTTTGCTGGTTGCCTAGTAGAATCATCCTGTATCTGAGAATATTCTTCCTTTAAATTATATAAAGAAGTTCCTGATTCTAAATATGCATTAGGTGTTAAATATATTAATCCAGCAAAATCCATATATTCGTCTGTATGAATCCATCCTTGGTTTAAAACACTATCTTTATTTCTACCTAAATGAGGAATTTTTGTAAATGTTATTTCTGAATCTTTCCAACTAACTGAATCTACAGTTAAATCGTAATAACAACTTAAAATTTTACCAAAAATATGTTCTTGTAATTTAGGATTAAAGTATTCCATTTCTATTGTTCTAAATCCAGGCCACATACCTTTAGGAGTAGGATTGTATGGCAAACTTAAAGCGTAATCTCTAATTAAATCAGGATTTTGAAAAAAATTATCAACACAGACAGAAGGAAACTCAACTCTATCTATATGATACTCATTTGTTACTATCATTGTCTTTTTCACTTTCTCTTTTCAACATTTTTTGTAATTCAGCAGTAGAACCTACAAACAAAGCATTTTTAATATTTTGATTTGCAGTTTTAGGTAAGTCTTTTAAATCTTTTAATTTTTTTTGTAAGTCTTGTAACTTATCTACTGTTTGTGCAACGTTAGTAATTAACTGGCCTGCTACTTCGTATGCTCTTGGATGTTGGCCTTCTTTTGCAATTTCTAAGATACCTTCAATTGCTTCTTGGCCTTTTTGTATAAGGTCATAATAATTATCTCGACTATATTTGTAATCGTTATCTACATCAGATTTGTTTGTATCTTCTATTCTAGGAACAGGAGGATTATCTATCTTAACTATAGATTCTAGTGTAGATTTATTATCAGGTTCTATGCCAAGTATCTCGTTTACTTTATCTTCTAGTTTTGTCATAATTAAACATCAGTATCAGTCACGGGGTTATATTTCTTACTATCAGTGTAAGAAGTAATTGTTGTTGTAAATCCAAAATCATCATCTGCATCCGCCGTTATTGGGTCTGGTACGACCACAATTCTTTCTTCTCTTTTTGCCGTAGTTAAATTAGTATCAGTGTAAATATCTGACTGTACAGTTTTAATAACACCTTGATTGGACATAGGCCCAAACAAATATGTTTTGGCAGTAAAGTTTAAGGTATATATAACGGCCCTACGAGTCGTAAAATCACCTGAATAACTATCTTCATA